GACCCCTGGGCCTCGCAAAGCCAAAGCTGGCGCGACTTTGAGACGATAGCGATCCCACACTCACTGGGCTCATACGGCTTGATGACCTCAACAATCTTCATGAGGTTTTCTGGGCATGCGGATCGGACCACGAAGGCAAGATCACCCGGTTTACAGTTCATAGAAACCCTTTCTTTCGTAGTGACATGAGTCACAAAATGTTGCAGAATTTTTCGCTCTTGATTGTCTGAACAAAATATTGGCTTGTCAACGGATTGTTGAGCGTGTATGTTGGTCTCTCTGATACCTTTGTTTCCAACAGGAGACTGACATGAAAGTTAAAGATCAAATCCGCGCAAGACGCGAGCAACTGGGCATGTCAATTGATGAGCTCGCTAGGCGCCTAGAGATCTCTGGCCAAGCCGTTCGCCATTGGGAGGCTGGTCGCAGCTTCCCAGGCAAGGCCAAGGCTGCAGCGCTTGAGTCCGCGCTAAGCATGACACTGGACTGGACAGAGGGGGCAAGGCCAGTCTCGAGTAGCAACACGATGTCTGCGTTGGTCAACAGGGATGACATAGACCTGTTGTTGCTGATCTGTCAGCTGCCGCCGCAGGCGAAGACTTTGATCAACAAACTGGTGCAGATGCACCTGACCGCATTGGAGGGCGGTAGAAAGGCGTTCACAGAGAGAGAAACTCAGAGCGGAATTGCGCCGTTCAGTGAGAAAAGCAACAAACCAGCTGGAGAAAAATCAATTGCCGAACACAGCGACATCCCCAAGCGTAAGCGCGCTGCACCTCGTACGAAGACAGCCTGACCAAACCATTGTTGAGCAGCTTCGCGGCCTACTCAAAGAGGCCGAGAGCGGCGAGGTTGTTGGTCTATTGGCGTCGGCTCACTATGGCGGAGCGCGCTATGGGTACTTTGGTGGTGGGTCCATGTGCTCCACTCCGTCGATTGGCCTGGTGGCGATTTACAATTTAGCAACAAAACTGTTGACGGCCAACTAAAAGTTGGTATACTTCACTCGCGCACTAACCTGCGTAGCCATTTGGTACATGTGGCTGACTACTGTGTGTTGTCTCTCCTGTTGGGTGTTCTGGCACCTGAATGTACCAACCAGATGACAGCTCGGAAAGACGAGCACCCTCAAGTCAGGGGCTGAGCACATCACTGATGGAGCTACAGTAACGGCCCTTGACTTGATGGTGTGAGGTAGCAATGGCTTAGCCCCGTTGCATGCGTTCGAAATTCAGCCGCTGCTTTATGCGAGTACAGCGCACCATCAACAAAAAGGCTGGATGACTTCATCCTTCAAGACGGCCTCTAAATGTCTAGGAAGGGTCTCACTCGACAAGCGAGCGGTCTTGGGCGGGCTTTGCAATTGAGCCATATCACTAGAGCGCGAGGAGCACCGGCCAACAGGTCTCTGGCAGCCCGGAAAGACGGGCACTATCACATCAGCGGCGGCGTGGAAAGAAACCGAGACACGCAGCACAGGCGATATGCACCTGTTCGATTCAGGTGGGTGGATTGGAGTTGCGGCCCAGCCGGTGAATACGGGGCACGCGATGGTGGGGCACGACCGCAGTGCCAAGCCGGGACTGGCGGTCCGGCCCGCTGATATGATGGTGAATCAAGGCTAGTTAAGCCAGAGATCAGCGCTGGCCACCATCAACCCAAACGAATGATCCACGAACGGATCACGTAGCCCTTGTGGCGGTTAAGCTGGCAGCGGTTAAATGCCAGTGAGTGCGAGAAACCGATGCACTCTCACTAGGACAAGTCGGTGACAGCCGGGATAGACCGGCACCCACAAGCATGGGGATTGAGAGAGGCGCCTCCACCGAGGCGCACTGCGGTGGCAGGTATCAGTCTCCATTCTTGTTGGTGCAACAACGCAACTGGATGCCGAATACCCGATCAGACGGCGCTGCAAGTCTGTGGGTCGCAAGGTCGGTCACCAAACCCGAAACATCAGCGGGATACCCAGATGTGACAGTCGCGGAGAGGCGCGCGCAGGAACCCGCAAGGGCTGCTGGGACTGACGAGATTCAGAGGTCTGTGGAACTCAGACCGCCAACACGCATGAGGATTGCCGCTGTGACGGTTGTTGCCGGTGGGTAAACAGTCCTCAGCCGTGTTGGTGATGTGTAGCATTGAAACAGAGTAGATCGCGTCATCCCACCGATGGGCGCGGCGAAGCTGGCGGCTAGAACTGTGGTGAAACCGTCCATCATCAACAGCCAACACGCATGAGAATTGGTCGAAAGACTCGTCAGAACCCTTGACCCGCCGTAACCAGTCGGAGCCGTAGGGGCAGTTCTCAGTCGTGTTGGTGGCGAGCGTGGCTATACCGGATGACGCGGGAGGTGGCTTGACCATCCGATGCGCACATCGAAGTCGAGGGGTTGGGGAGTCCTGGCCGATCTTTGGAAACTCGCACGTGGCCTGAGTCGACGCAGGCCTGCCACCAACAACCAATTCATTGCGGCGACCTTTCACCGAGCGCAGCACAGTCACCTTCCTCCTTGGATGACTCTCGGTAAACAGCCCTGCAAGACATCGAAACTCGGGCCGCTTAGCATTTTTGCCGGGGACGATTGCAGGGAAGGTGCTACGAAAAGCCCGGCATTTTTTGTCGGGCTTTTCACTTTTTGTTGGTCGCCCAACTTTTTGGTGCATAATCACGCCACTTAAACAAAGAGGTGTGTTGTGCAAATTCATTGGGCTTGGTTGCTTCTTGCTCTGCAGGTTGGAGTACTGCTCGGCATTTTCATCGTCTCACTTATGCAGGCTAGTCGCTTCCCTGGCGAAGAGTCAAAGGGAGGCTGATGCGGTGCACGACTTGCGGTCACGACGGGACCGTTGTACTTGAAACTCGCAAGGTGGCAGATGGCCACGTGATCCGTCGCCGCCATGGCTGCGGTAACTGCGGGGCATCATTCAGCACCTACGAGGTTGATGACCGCATCTGGAAGACGGTCAAGAAGTACGCGGTCAACGAGGCTCGCACCCGCGGGTTTACTCGCCGCCAGCAAATACATCACCGCAATCAGCAGATTCTCGAGCTCCTGAAGCGAGGGGAGAAGCACTCAGTTGTCGCCAGCCAGTTTGGCCTGTCAGACAACATGATCTCCACCATCGCACGCAATGCGGGTGTGCCGTCATATGCGCGCCAGCGCGGGCTTAAAGCCGAGAAGGCTGCGCCAAACAAGCGCTTCGCGAAATGAAGTACCTTGTGCGCCAAGTTGACCCGCGTGACCCAGAGATCTGGGCCATCTTGGAGCGCCTGCAACTCACCTGTCTCCCTGGCGACATCCCGCAGAAGCCAAACTCTGGCTACTGGTGGCTCTGCTACACAGACGCGGGCATCCCAATCGGCTTTGCCGGCATGGTCGCCAGCGTTCGCTGGGAGGAGACCGGCTACTTGTCCCGCGCTGGCATCCTGCCACAGCACCAAGGCCAAGGCCTGCAGAAGCGCCTGATCAAGGTGCGCATCGCCAAGGCCAAGACACTCGGCTGGAAGTACCTGCTTTCTGACACCTCAGAGAACCCAGCATCGGCCAACTCGCTGATCAGCTGCGGCTTCAAGATGTACGAGCCAATGCGCCCGTACGGACTCAAGACAAGCCTTTATTGGAGGAAGCGACTATGACCCTCAGCAAAACCACCCTAGCCCGCCTGCGTGGCTACGTCTTCTTTGTCGTCAACGGCAAGCGCTTCTGGCGCTATGACGACGCCCGCGCCGAGCGTGTGCGCATCACAGATACTAACCAGCCTGTTGAGTTTGCCGGCTGGAACATCCTGCTTGGCTGGCGCTGGTTCTACCTGACCATCAAGCTTGGCAATCCGCCGTGCGTGATGACGGGCAACCCAAACCCAGAAGCCCACCCTGTGCGCGCCTCCGCCTTGGCATCAATGCCACGACTTACCGCGGCGGCAGAGCTATGAAGGGGCTGATTCAAGGCGGTGAAAACATCGCCGTTCGCATGTTCCTGCTTCTTTACCGATGCGGCAAAGAGGTCGATACCAAGTCAATGCGGAGCATGCTGCGGATGGCTGGCTTTGATGGCGCATGGCCAGAGTGGGCCAACGAAGACCGGTATCTCACCAAGGCTGGAGCTCAGCTATGGCTGCGCCACCTGTTCGCATTAGAGCAAAACGTCGACACGTCCGAAAAACATGTACACATTTCGGACAAAAACGTACACGTCCCGATGCTGCGCAAGGCGCTTGATGAGCTCAAGCGCGTGAAGCAAATCTGCATGGAAGAGGCAGGCATTGGTCTGTGCAATGAAGTCCTGATGGCTGAGCTCGAGGCTGCGCTTGGATCGCCATGCGAGTTCGGCGAGATGTGCGTCTATTGCAACCCACCAAAGGGGGTGCAGCATGCCTGACGCAGAAGTGATTGCCATGAAGTCCCTTGACTGGGCCATGTACATGGGAATTTTGTTAATTGTCATGGCGATAGCTGGTCGCATTCTCATGGCATATGAGGATGTCAAGCGCATGCCAAAGCCAGATGTCGGCAAGTCAGAGCCGCCCGACATGCTGCAGCAAGCAATCATCAATGTTGCCATTCACGACATGGAGAGGAAGCTGCGAGAGCTGCTGGTCTACGGCGAGCAAAACGAAATTAGCTCGGTCCTGCGTGAGTATCTGCGGCTCAAAGATGAGTCAGAAAAGAAAGCAAAGAATGATCAACCAAAGAGCAAAACAAGCCGCACCAGACGCCGCACAGTTCAAGTCCCATGAGCAGCTGCGCAAGGAGCTCTGGATCAGCATCGCAACCGCCGTTGCGCGAGCCGAGGTTGCATCCTCAAGATCAGCTCCGGCAAGTTGGGCAAATGAAACACTGAAAGAATTTGATAAGGCATTCCCACAATGAGCAACGAAATACAACTCACCGAGCAAGAGCTCCACGCGGCTGCTGTGAAGCTATCCGAGATCCGCGGCTTCGACATCCTCGGCATCAACGGCGCAGTCGCGGTTCAAGTGCACAAGGCTGAAATCACTCGCTTCATGCAAGTCGTGCAAGCGATTGACTACGCAAAGGGAGAGCTATGAACCGAGTCATCACCACTGACAGAGATCCGCAGCCGCAGCTGCACGCAGACCGCTGGCAGCAGCATGGGATCACCCAGCAAATTCAGATGTGTCGCACAGGCTGGCTTGGCGCATGGGATGCGTTTGTTGCCGCCCTACTCCGCCGTCCGCAATTCACAGTGGCAACGCCGGTCACATTGTCCATTTGGGCAAAGTGCCCAGAAGGCACGGTGCCAGTTCTGTCAATCACACAGACACAACTGGAGACCCACCAGTGAAGCGCCCTAGCGATGGCACTGCATTTGACTGGCGCAAGAAGCCAGAGCCAGTTGATGACTTCGTGCCAGAGCTAGAGCCGCCGCCGTCTGCAAGCGAGCGGATCGACGTTCTCTTGGCAGGTAAACGGAAAGACCTTCAGAAACAGTCGGACTCTTAATTTTTTGTTGAGTGTCCAACTTTTTGTTGTACACTTCAACCGTCAGTTTATTTAACACTCGTAACAGGAGAACCTATGTCAGACAACACCACCGCGACCACCGCGGATTCAGCATTGGCGGTTGTGCCAGTGCAAGAGCGTGCAGCTATCGCACTCGGTAGCAGCAAGACCGAAGCCGACTTGAAGGCGCTGGCCGTCAAGCACGCGAACATCACCAAGGTCGTCGACAAGGCTGGCCGTGAGCAAGCACACCGCGCTGCCATGGAAGTCTTGACCGCACGCACCACCATCCAGAAGGTCGCCAAAGAAGCCCGCGATGACGCGACCAAGTTCTCCAAGGCCGTCATTGCTGAAGAGAAGCGCCTGCTGGACATCATCGACGCCGAGGAAGAGCGCCTGTTCCTGCTTCGCGATGAGTGGGATGCAGAGCAAGAGCGCATCAAGGCCGAGAAGGCTGCCGCTGAGAAGCTGCGCGTTAACCGTATCAACGGCGACATTGACGCCATTACAGCCATCACCGCCAGCCTAGCGCACGCATCCGCCGCTGAGATCAAGTTTGCCGGTCGCGAGCTGTATCGCCGCGAGCTCACCGAGGCTGACTTCCAAGAGTTCCTGCCCAAGGCTGAAGCCCAGAAGGCTGCGGTGCTCGAGCAGCTGGCTGACCTGATGGCAGCCGCCGAAGCTCGTGAGGCTGAGGCCGCTCGCATTGAAGCACAGCGCATTGAGAACGAGCGTGTTGCCGCTGAGAACGCACGAATCGCCGCAGAACTTGCGGCGCAACAGGCTGCAATCGCCGCACAAGCCGAAGCCCAACGCATCGCCGCACAAGCCGAGGCTCAGAAAGCCATCGACGAAGCCAACGCCAAATCACGCCGCGAAGCCGAGGAGCGCGCTGAGATGCTGAAAAAGCAGGAAGACGCCTTTGCTGCCGAGAAGGCTGCTGCTGAAGCCGTGTTGCGCGAGCAGCAAGAGAAGCTGGCCGCTGAGGTGGCTGCCATTGCCAAGGCCAACGCCGAGCGCGCTGCTGCAGAAGCCGCTGCCAAGGCTGCCAAAGAGCTCGAGGAAGCCAATGCTCGCCTGAAGGCACAAGAGGAGGCTAAGGCTCTGCGCCTGGCTGAGGTGCGTGAGCGCACTGACACCATTCTGATTGACATCGAGGCCCGCTTTGACATCGGCCGCAACAAAGCGATTGAGCTCTTGCTTGAGGCTGCCGAGTTCGTGCGCGAGGAGGAGTTCGCATGAGCAAGATTGCAATCGTAGAGAACCAGATTCTCTCCCTTGAGGGCGCGTTCAACGACGTGCTCTCCGACAAGGCCATCAAGTTCAAGGCCGAGGCGGAGTTTGCCGTTCAGGTCTTGATGAACAACGAGTACTCGCTTGGCATCGCGGTCAAGAACCCCGACTCCGTGCGCAACTCGGTGATGAACTTGGCTGCCATTGGCCTGAGCCTGAACCCTGCCAAGAAGCAGGCGTATCTGGTGCCCCGCAAGAACGCCATCTGCCTCGACATCAGCTACATGGGCATGGTTGAGCTTGCCATCGCCAGTGGCTCCGTGCGCATGGTCAAGGCCGAGCTTGTGAGAGCCAACGACACGTTCGAAATGAACGGCTTTGACCGTGAGCCTACGCACAAGTTCAACCCGTTTGCCAAAGACCGCGGCGAGATTGTCGGCGTGTACTGCGTAGCCAAGACCGCCCACGGCGACTGGATGACGGACACGATGACCATCGACGAGGTCTACGCGATCCGCGACCGCTCTGAGTCCTACAAGGCTGGCAAATCGACCCCTTGGAAGACCGACCCAGGCGAGATGATCAAGAAAACCATCGTCAAGCGCGCCAGCAAGATGTGGCCGAAGACCGACCGTCTGGACGAAGCCATTCACCACCTCAACACCGACGGTGGCGAGGGCGTGGTCGAGGTCATGGGTGGCCGCGAGACTGGCGCCACATTCGACGTTGACCACTGGCTGGATGCCGTCAAGGCAGCCACAACCGACGAAGAGTTCATGACTCAGTACAAGGCAGCTGGCGCAGCAGCGCTGGCCGCCAAGGCAGGCCAACAGCACGCCTATTTCAAACAACAAGCCGTTGAGATCCGCACTGCCCTGCACGAGCGTCTCAAGGCACAAGCCGAGACCGTGGAGGAACAACAATGATTTTCATCAACTGCGAACAGGGCACGCCTGAATGGCACCAAGCCCGCGCTGGCGTCATCACCGCAAGCACTTTCTCTGATGCGCTGTCTGTGCTCAAGCGCAAGTCTGGCGACAAAGAGGTCGGCGACTTCACCGATGCGTCTGACACGCTGGCCATCAACACCGCTTTTGAGCGCATCTCAGGCGAGCCATATGGCGACACCTTCCAGACCTACGCAATGAAGCGTGGCAGCGAGCAGGAGGCTTTTGCGCGCATGCGCTACGAGCAAACCTTCAGCGTCATCGTTGAGGAGTGCGGCATCGTGCTCACGGACGACCGCCTGTTCGGCTATAGCACCGACGGCTTCGTTGGCACTGACGGCATGATTGAGGTGAAGACCCCTGCCAACAGCCTGAAGATCATGAAGATGATTGAGTCTGGCGATGTCGAAGAGTACATCCACCAGATGCAGGGTGGCCTGTGGATCACTGGCCGCAAGTACTGCGACTTCATCATGTACATCCCGCCGCTCAAGGGCATTGGCAACGACCTCTACGTCAAGCGCATCTACCGCGACGAGAACTTCATCGAGGATCTCGAGATGGGCCTGCTGAAGTTCAACGGTCGCGTTGAGCAGTACGTTGCCAAGCTTAACCAAGCGTTGCCCAGTCCTGTTGCTGAACCCCTCCCTTGGGAGGCTGGCCCCGCGGCAGCCGCACCCATCAAGGCACCTGTGCTATCGGAGAAGGCGTCGGTGTTCGCATGAAGCACCTGATCGCTCTATGGCTCCTCGCGGCCACCCTCTATTTTGTGTGGAAGTCACTCCCGACTGACGCGCAAAACTCGGCGAAGCGATTCGCCGGTCAACACGCCCCGTTCATTCTGGCGGGCATCTTCTTCGGTCTCGGCGCCCTCGTCGCGGCCTTTTACTTCGGCTCTACAAAACTTCTGTGAGGAACACATGAAACGCCTTTTCTCCCTATTTGCAATCGCAGCAGCACTCCTGCTGTCGGCTTGCTCCCAAATTGACACCGGCAACATCGGTGTTGAGTCCACGCTTGGTCAGGTCAAGAAAGAGACCATGCCGCCTGGTGTCTACTTCACGATGTTCAAGCGCGTGACCGAGGTGTCCGCCAAAGAACTGCTGCTCAAGTTTGACGACATGAAGCCGCAGACCAGCGACAAGATCACGCTGTCTGACTTGGACGTGGACATCTACATCCAGATCGACCCCAGCAAAGCCGCGGACATCATGACTCGCTGGCCTGGTGATGTGACCTATGAGCGCAACGAAGACGGTGCGCGCATCGGCATGAACTACGTGACCCGTCAGGCTCGCGAGAACATCTACAACACCATCACCAAGTACGGCTCTGCCACTGTGCACACCGAGCGCACGGCTATTGCCGCCGATGTGGTCAAGCAGCTGCAGAAAGACCTCGACGAGTCTGCCGGCAAAGGCTGGTTCTTTGTGCGCTCTGCCAACGTGCGCAACCTCGTGACCGACCCCGCGCTTGAGAAGGCAATCATGGAGGCGGCTAACCGTCAGTTCCAGATCAACGCCAAGCAGAAAGAAGTCGAGCTCGCCAAAGCTGAGGCTGAGCGCCAGCGCGTGGAAGCTCAGGGTATCGCTGATGCGATCCGCATCAAGGCACAGGCTGTGTCATCGCAGGGTGGCCAGCAGTTCGTTGACCTTGAGGCAATAAAAAAATGGGACGGAAAGCTTCCTCAGACCATGTCTGGTAACGCAACCCCGTTCATTCACGTCAAGTAATTTTTTGGC